AATACTTCAGCCATAGTAAAACCACGTTCAATGGTATTATCCCCAAAGGCTAAATCAGAAACTCTTTTAATAAAGTAGTCCCTATCCTCTGGTTCGTTCCATAAAGGATCTAATGGAAATTCAGGGTGTATTTGTTTATATCCCATATTTCTCCCTTAACTCTTTAACATCTTCTGGTGCTAACTGTTCTTTAAAAATAGTCAGTAAAATGTTACACGCTTTGTGTATAAAATAGTGACCTTCTTCTGGAAATAGCTCCTTAATCTTAACCATAAAACTGGTTAATATTTTTATTTCAACCATAGTGACGGAAATAAACCTTTCACTACTGGTATCCCGTGAATCGACAGCCATAAAAATTTTTGGTAATTGGACATTACAATATTACTTTAGTTCCATTCATAATGCAACATACAAAATTCTCATTCATAATTCTCACTGATAATTCTCAGAATTTGACATTCATAGCTGACTAGGTTATTTATGGATTGACCACTCATAATTCTTTCATTCATCATGGCCTCAACCATTCATAAGTTCTTTAAACGTAGTCATGTCAGCATACCTATTCAAGATTTATTTTTTATTTTAATTATTCTTCAAAAAATTTCAAATAATTATAATAATAATTTTTCTAAAAATTTACAGTACCGTGCAGATCGGTTAATTGATAAAATTTTAATTTCTATAAATAGTATTAATTGATATTGTTTTTATTAGAATAATACTTTAATATGAGGGAGTAGTTTATTTATTCAACACCAATGAATTATTTTCAACCTAATCTAGTAGACACTACTTATAGTGCTGACTCAAACAATGCTTTATTAATCGAGGATAGATATAAAGCAAAAAACAATTTTGGAAAACTAGGCAATGAGGATCTATGCGGTAATGCAATAGATCAAAATGTTTCTATTAGGGACGCATTTACAAAAACTGGTGCATTAAATCCACCCGTTTCAATGGTTCCATATATTGAAAATTCTTTTGGCAACAAAATAGAATTAAAAAACCATCAAGCAATAGTAGACAGTGTAACGGGCATACCTATGTCAGTTATGAAAAAATCATACGAAATTTCGAGGAAAATCAAAACATTTTACAATTAGAGCATATAACAACATTTAACGATAAGGGTTGCATTTTTGTTAGTGGCGGTATTAAAGATGCTGATTTAGAAGTAACAAAAAACGACCCGATTAGACGCCGTCTTTGTTTAATTAATAGTTACACTGGACAGTACGCGTTCAAATTGGTGCTCATAGATTTTAGATTATTTTGCTTTAATCAGTTGGGGCGTGTCAATCGTGCTCAAAATAAATTATCTTTTAGACACTCAAAAGGCATTAATGCATATACAAAAGCACTTCCCGAATTTTTGAAGCATCAAAGAGAGGATTTAAGAAATTCCATCGATGAATTAAGAGAAATGGCTCGCCACCATTACACCGAAGACGGCTCAATGGAAGTATTAAAAACACTAGCTAAACAAATGCTCGCAGATAAATTAGTCGGAAAAGTTAAAGACAAAGAAACAAAAGAATATAGAGAAAAAACATTTGAAAAGGATTTGACTAAAGAATGGAATGACATTAAAAATAATTTCTATAAAGAAACAAATAATTTTGAAAATAGCCCTAATTTATATCAAATATTCAACGCTTTAAATTATCAACAAACACACTGTGAACAGTCTGTAAAAGATGACATAAAAGGAGCAAGAGTTAGACTAGAAAGTTTAGTTAGTGGAAAATGCGGGGCAAGAATAGACCTAATAAAAAAAGAGTGTCTAGCTCTTACTAGATAGTACAAAACAAATTAAATTTTAATAGCCCTGATGTAAAAAATCAGGGTTTTTTATTGCTTATTAGTCTCAAGTTAAGACAAAATAATACAGTTAATAATCCTATAAATCTAACACACTAAGGGTATGATAGTACCTAAAAAATTAGACATATTTTGTACTGTTGAGACTGTCAAACCTATTGCAATAACTAGCTTTTTAATTTTTTATTGTCTTATTATTGTCTTACTTTTAGCTTATTATTGTATTATTTTAATGGTTGCATGATAATAAGATATCGTTTACAATGGATATGTACTATATAGTATTTTCTTATGACAACCCAAACCAAAGAAACAACCCTAGACCGCATTGTTAAAAATGATGTTATCTATGATGTTAAATCAGCAAACTTTATTGACTTCATTAAGAATGATGGTTCCCTTATGTATTCTTATAATTCAGTTGATGAAGTTTTAAAAGAATACCCAAACGCAATAATCACTTCATTTGTTAAAGCTTCAGAAATGAGAGACAAAACAAATGAAAGAGAATACAAAGTAAACAAAGCAAAAGTAGTAACAGAAAAAACCTACTGGTATCATTTGGAAGTATTACCCCCTAGTAAATGGGGCGGCATAGATTCGGCAACAATAGACCCAAATGACGTTATAACATTTGAAAGTTTTATGAATCCCGAATGTATAACAGATAATCTTTATGATCACCTTTGTAAAATCAAAAGATGCGGAAAAGGTAAAACAACTTATTTTTTAATTGTTGCTGACAAATCAACAAGTCAGGAAAAATTATTAAATATCTGTTATCAGAAATTATTAAAACTTGAGAGTAATAGAAAATGACAACTTTTATTATTTGGATTTGTATTACAACTCTATTATTTATTTTTCTTAAAAACATTAGAGCTTATTAACGTCTTTATTCTTTCCCTTTCCATTGCTACTTCTTAAACCAATGACACGCAAACACCCCCGCAACCGCTACCAATTACAAACCCACGCAAACTTAAATTATGTCAGAATTGCACTGGTTTTATTTATTATTGGATTTGTACTGTCTAGCGTAGTAGATGACAACGCATTTTCTAAATGTATGAAAGTGTATAACAATTCCAATATCTGCTACAAACTGAACTAATCCACGCCCGCACACTATCCCCCACGCCCGCCCAGTGCGGGTTTTTTATTTCCCACAATTTCCTACGCTATCCCACAGGCAGGGGGTCAAGTTGCAAAAAAAAATTTTATTATAGTAATATACAGGGAACTTACTGATAAAGCATAGATTAAGATCTAAAATACTACAATATAATAATACTACAATATTACACTAATGTCAACTACTTTTTCTTTTCTTCTACCTGAATTGATAGCTGTGGAGCGTTAATGTTAATGTTCTCTACACTCTCTCCTAGTACTCTACCGAGTGAATCAAGTATCTGAGCAGCAGTCTGCAACTGACCTTTCCTTACAGCCTGTTCAAAAAGCCTCATTCTCATTCCCTGGACTCGTGAAATCATCTTCTCTCTATCTTTTTCCCAATCTTCATCGTTCCATTCTTTTACTTTTTTCCAATCGCTCCACGCTGTGTCTATACCAATTTGCTCCCTGGCTGCGTGTTCCAACACAAGTTGCCTTGTAGTTTTACCTGTAAGTTGTCTTGAATACAGTTTTTGCCTTCTTGCTTCTATTACTGCATCGGGTTGTCTCTTTCCACATACCCTACCATCTTGCAAAGCTCGCTCAGATGTAAATTGACCATTTGTATTACGAAGAACAGAATCAGCCACGGACTAAATTTGTTGTTAATACTTGAATAATAACCCTAAAAACCCTGTTTAGTCGACAAAATCACAGAAATCCGTCAATATTTAAGCTATTCTTTACTACATGAGTACAAAAACAGCCGAAAATCTAACACTTAGATGGGCACAGGGGGAGGTGTTCAACGCAAAAGAAAGATTTAGGGTACTGGTAGCTGGCAGAAGATTTGGAAAATCATACTTATCCTGTATCGAACTCCTAAAAGCAGCCATAAACCGCCCAAACGAAACCTATTTCTACTGTGCCCCCACCTACCGCATGGCAAAAGACATCGCATGGAAAGAAATCAAAAAACTAATTCCACCCCAATGGATAGCCTCCAAAAACGAAACCGACCTCAAAATCGAACTAATCAATGGATCGCTAATCGAACTCAAGGGAACTGAAAACGCAATGACCCTCCGTGGTCGAAGTTTAGCTGGAGTAGTACTTGACGAAGCAGCCTTTATGGATTCCGATGTCTGGTTCCAAGTAATCAGACCAGCCCTTGCAGATAAACAGGGTTGGGCACTCTTCATATCCACACCAGACGGCACAGCATCATGGTTCTACGACTTATGGTGTTACGTTCCAGAAGATACATCAGGTGATTGGAAACGCTGGAGCTTCACCACCATCGAAGGGGGTAATGTTCCCGAAGAAGAAATCGAAGCAGCAAAGGCCCAACTAGATATAAGAACATTCAGACAAGAGTTCGAGGCAAGTTTCGAGAATCTCACTGGTCTCGTTGCAGTCTCCTTTTCAGATTCCAACATTTCTAACGAAGCACAGGACATATCCATCGCCCCACTCTTACTAGGAGTCGATTTTAACGTAGACCCACTTTGCGGAATCTGTGCAGTCCGCTTCAAAGAATACCTTTACGTCTTCGATGAAATAATTATGACGGGAGGAGCAACAACCTGGGATTTTGCAGAAGAAGTTGTAAACCGATACGGTGTGGACCGAAGAATAATCGCTTGCCCTGACCCAACGGGATCTGCCAGAAAAACATCAGGAGTAGGCTCAACGGACCACACTATCCTCCGTAGAAGTGGATTTACTGTGTCATCCCCCAGATCCCCCTGGAAAGTACGCGATAAAATAACAGCCGTAAACACAGCACTCTATGACGCTGTGGGAGATCGCAGAACTTTGATACACCCACGCTGTAAAGAATTAATAAAATCTCTCCGCACCCTCACATACGCTCCAAACACAGGTATGCCAAACAAAAACCTTGGGGTTGACCACGCATTTGACGCTTTCGGCTACCTCTGTCTTCAACAATTCAACCTTGCAAAACCAGAGACATTAGGTCAGACTTCGTTTAGAATATACTAAGAGTTTCCTTTTTCCACTATGTATCACTCCACTACAAAGAAAAAGAAGAAGAAAAAGAAGGGAGGTAAAAAACGTGGCGAATGTTCCTGTAAATAAAGCGTTATACTCTAGGGTAAAGTCAGAGGCTAAACGTAAATTTAAGGTTTACCCTTCTGCTTACGCTAACGCATGGCTTG